GTGTTATTAGCCCCTTGCTTAGGGGCTATTTTTTTGCTATACTCCCAGAATAACCTACATGACACTACATATAAAGGTATACCATGGGACAATTATTAACAATTGATGACGTAAAACAGGCAATGCCGAAGAAGAAAAACTTCATTACGCAAGAAGCCGTTGACATTATCAATGCATCCGCCAATGATCCAGAATTTCAGGGCGAATCACTACTACAAACTGCGTCAACTTACGAAGCTGTGCTAAAAGGTGCAAGAGCATCGGTACCTGAGTACCTGAATGCTATTCGATTCTGCGCATATATGACGACAAATGACTCGAATTACACGGAAGCTTACAAAAAAGTTTTTGCTGATCGTGATTTTGTAAAAGAAAGGGTAAACCTTCCCACTACTGACCCAAAATACGGGGAATTAACTAGTGCTGCCTCTCGATATCGCCGTACTAAGCTCGTTACTGACATTCTTACCGCTAGCCAGGTTCCCCTGGACCTTATATTTACCGGTCACAGATATAAAGCTATTGGAATTCTTGCGGATGTTATGGAAAACGGACGATATGACCGTGACCGCATCAACGCCGCCAAAGAACTACTAGCTGCCACCAAAGGTCCAGAGAATGCTAAGATTGAATTGGACGTTACAGTAAGCGAATCCAGCGCCGTACAGCAGCTTAACGACCAACTTGCAGAGATAGCAGGACGATCGCTTAAACACCTTGAGGCAGGCTCTACGAACCTTAAGGAGCTAGGGGGAATGAAGGTAATTGATGACGATATCATTGACGGTGAATTCTCATGAAAGAACAATATGTACCAAGCCAAGAGGCAATGAAGTTTATTGCTTTTATTCGTGCAGCAAACGTAGAAGATAACGCTAATCCTGAGATTCACTATAGACTAGCTGATAAGTATTTTGGCGAGGATAAACAAGTACTTATCGAAGCCTTCCGTGGTAGCGCAAAATCTACTCTTATGGAGTGGTTGGTAATTTATATTGCCGCTATGGGAAATTTACACAACTTTGGTAAAGTAAACTTTATTGCATTCATCGGCGATTCGATGGAGAACGGTACAAAAAACTTTTTCCGTAACGTATCTGGTAAGATTGATAAGTCTGACTTCCTTAAACAACTTATTAAGATTAAGCGTAAAACAGATTCGGAGATGGAACTAGAGAATATTGATGGTGTGGAACTAAACCTTAAAGGTTACGGTGCATCAACCAACATTCGTGGTGTTCGATACAAAGGGGCTCGTCCTGATATTGTTATCCTTGACGATATCACAACCAACGACGCGATTAACTCTGAAACAATACAGAATACGATCAATGATAACTTCTATAAGTCAGTTATTCCTGCTTTACACCCAACTAGGTATAAGATCTTCTTCATTGGCACTCCAATATCAGAACGAGATATTATCCATCAGCTTAGCGATAACCCTAAATGGGTTGTGCATAAGTTCCCTATAGCTGAGAAGTTTCCATGTGATCCTCAAGAGTTTGTAGGTAACTGGGAAGATCGTTTTCCTTACGAGGCAGTATTAGAAAAGTACGAAATGTACAAGGCTGCAGGTAAAGCCCAAGACTTCTATCAAGAATTTATGTTAGAAATCACGGACTTAACTACGCTTCTTGTAGAAGAAGAAGATATCCAATGGTTTGATCCTTCTATTATTGCTAAAAACAAGAATAGCTATAACTTCTATATTTCTACCGACTTTGCAACTAGTACTAAGAAATCTGCGGACTTTTCTACTATAGGTGTATGGGCAGTATCTAGTAACAACGACTGGTTACTAGTAGATGGGCAGTGTACTCGTCAGACTATGCAAGAGAATATAGATGATCTATTCCGTTATGTTAAGAAGTGGAATCCTTTGAGCGTGGGCATAGAAAGCTCAGGCCAGCAGGGGGGCTTCATTTCTATTATCCAAGAGATGATGATGAAACGTAACATCTGGTTTACCTTTGCTAAGAAGCCGGGCAGTAAAGATGTAGGTATTCGTCCTAACAAAGACAAGGTGCATCGTTTTGTTACAGGTGTTCAGCCTAAGTTCAAGCAAAACAAGATATGGTTCCCTAAACCTGAAATAGCTAAGATGTCGTCACCTAGACTAGTTGAGCTAGTTGAAGAGATGGCTCATGAGCTAGGTCGCTTTACATTGGCAGGGGGCGTTAAGTCTTTGGCGCACGATGATGCTATTGACTTGCTTAACCAGTTGTCAGAGATGGATATATATCTACCGTCGTCAGAAGCGGATATGACTAACACAGAAGTGACTAGTGATGGTCTTGTGTGGGAGTCCGTTTGGGATCATGATGACGATGATGAATACGTGAACAGTACCGTCTTTTAGGTGGTATCTTGTTGACTTTAGGTAATATCTGACATATAATATCGTTTAAATTTGTGTAAAATTACATGCCTTATTGCTACAGCAACTAGCATTAAACAGGAACTGATATGCTGCTACAAGATCTATTAGACACTGCTCGTTACAGTGAGCTGCACGGTACCGCCATTAAGGATAATAATCAAGCTATTATATCGTTTCTTAATTTAGGTATGCTGGAGCTATATAAACGATTTCCATTAAGCCAAAATGAGTATGCCATTACAGTTGGCAATACTACGGCTTCTTATGCTTTACCTGATAACTTTATGTACGTACTAAGCGTGTACGACGATGCTGTTTTAGATGGTGAAGGTAAACCAGTTGAGCTGCCTATTAATGATAGCAGTCAAGAAACTAGTATTTATTTCCCAAGCCATAAAATTGTACAGGTACCTGCTTACGAAGGTCGTACTACCGTATCTGTTATTTATGTGGGTAAGCCTGAGTCTTATACTATTAATGACTTAGCCTCTGAAGTAGATATACCAGAAACTTTAATTGAATGTCTAATACATTATATTTCTTATAAAGCCCATCTTGGAATTAGAGGTGATGGTCAGGCAGAAAATAATGCACATTGGGCTCGCTTTGAAAGAAGCTGTAAACAAGCACTAGACCTAGGTGTAGCATACCCGATTGACTCTTTACGAATGGGTTTAAGAATTAATGATAGAGGATTTGTATAATGGCGTTACTATCAACAGGCCAATCAAGTGTTATTACTACGGTTGATCATACCTACAGCCATACTATCAAGCTAGTTCGTAATGATACCCTTCCAGAAATTAATCTTACGTTAATTGATGAAACTACAGAAGATCCAATTGATCTAACAAATGCTACCAGCATTGTACTAAAGTTTAGAGAAGAAAACTCTTCTACAGTTAAAACTACTATTCCAATGTATACAGTAGCGCCAGCTACGTCAGGTGCTGTATATATGCAATGGCCAGTAGGCGCATTAGACACTGCTGGTATATTTACTGGTGAAATTGAAATTACTTACAGTTCTGGCGGTATTCAAACAGTCTTTAGCGAATTAAAGTTTGAGGTTCGCGAGGATTACTGATGACTGTTAAGGCATCTAACGTAAAGTACATTGCCTTAAAAGTATCTGAGGCAGCATACTCTAAGATAACAGCAGACGTAACTTATACGTCTGTTGCTGTATCTGATCTGGTGTACCAAAAACCAGAAGTAGGTGAATTTTACCTTAACTACTCTCCTACTAACCAAATCGTATTTGAAATACTACCTATTGTTGAGCAAAGTGTCTATACATTAGACAAACAGCTTAGCGAAGATATACCCGCTGAAGATTTTTCGGTATACACCCTAGTTAAAGATTTAGCTTATGATACTGTAGGGGTCTTAGAAGCTCATAACGTTGATATGGTTAAACCTTTTGACGATATTGCTACAGTAACTGATCTACTTTACTACGAGCTCTTACAAGCCTTCTCTGATGTTGTACCTGTAACCGATGTTTATGAGAATCGTTTAACTAAAGCGTTTTACGAGACTTTAGAAACGCAAGATAGTGTATCTAAAGTTATTAGTTATGTACGTAAGTTTCAAGATTACGTATCTATTGATGATATATCAAATATAGATAAGTATTTTGATGGTAACAAATTTAACGTTGCTTTAATTAGTGATATACAAACAGCATCAGTAAATAAAGTGTTTAGTGATAGCGCAGCTCTTAGCGATTTAAATACTATTGCTGCTCACAAAGCTTTACAAGATACTGTTGGTACTTTAGAGCATTTATCGTTTGATACTTTACTTGCCTTACACGATACACCTATTACTACCGACCTAGCTAAGCTACTTAGTACTAAAGTATTTAGTGATATTGTCGGTAATACAGATGCATATGCGCTAGACTATAATAAAATATTAACAGATCTAGTGGGTTCAATTGATACATTACAACTAACTGCAAATTTTGTAAGAACTTTTAGTGATTTAGCTACGGTTACTGATAGTACCGCTACTAACATCACAAAAGCTGCAGCAGATTTATTAAACACATTAGACAATTTAGCAATTACAGCATCTTTTAGTAGGGACTTTACAGAAACCCTAGTTGCTTTAGAAGCATATAGTGCTGATGTAACTAAAGCTGCCGACGATATAGTGGCTCTTAGTGATAGTACAAACTACACAGTAGAGTTTAATAGGTCATTCTTTGATTATGTATCTATTGACGATATTTCGCTAATTGATAAATACTATGATGGCAACAAATTCAATATAGCAACAGTTACTGATTTTAATACTTTTAATCAGGCAAAAAGTCTTAGTAATGAATTGATTATTGGTGACTATCCTGCTATAATTTCTACGAAACCATTAACTGTGGAGATAGTACCCGTAGGGGATGCTATTATTGTATCAGTAATTTATGGTGGAACATCTATTTTCAACGCTTATGCGTTTAACCATAGCACCTTCGGGTAAAGGAGAAAATCAATGCTTAATGACAAGCTATCTCTAACAGGTGCACTGACTATCTCCGTTAATGGCGAAGTTGTGCGCGAAATTAAAAACTTAGTAGTAAGTACTGGTAAAGACCTAGTAGCTCAGAACCTTCAGGGCGGTACTGTGGCTCCTGTTACTCACATGGCTGTGGGTACTGGTACTACTGCAGCTGCTGCTGGCGATGCTGCTCTTGAGTCTGAACTAGATCGTAACGCTCTTACTACTTCTGGTGGTACTCAGTCAGGTCCTGCAGTATTATTTGAATCTACTTGGTTACCAGGCGATGGTACGGGCGCTCTGACTGAAGCAGGCCTATTCACTGCTGCATCTGGTGGCGTTATGCTAGCTCGTACTGTGTTCCCAGTTGTAAACAAAGGTGCTGATGACACTATCTCTATCGCATGGACTGTTACAATTTCATAAGGTAGATTAAGATGGCGGTTAAGTATACTAACAATGCGGAAGCTATAGTTGCTGGTAATCTTACTAGTACAGATACTTCTATTACAGTAGATGATGCAAGTAAATTCCCGACGTTAGCTGCAGGAGACTTAGTATATTTAACCCTGTCTAATATCAGTAACACTGTACATGAAATTGTAATTTGTACTGATATCACAGGTAACGTTTTAACAGTCACTCGTGGACAAGATAACACCACTGCCCTAGATTGGACAGCTGGTGATACTAAACTCTCTTGTAGGCTTACAGCAGGCCTACTAGACCTTCTTCTAGATCAACGTGCTCTTTTAGAGGGTGACGTTGTATTTGATTCTGTACAACTTACAGGTGGTACTGGTACTCAAGGTACTTTTACCTGGAACGCAGATGAAGAGACTGTAGACCTTGCACTAGATGGGGCTACTCTTCAACTAGGGCAAGAAGTACACTACCATGTACGCAACAACACAGCCTCAGCAATTCCAAACGGTACCCCAGTATACGCTTCAGGCACTTTAGGGGCATCTGGTCGTATTACCGTTGCCCCCTTTATTGCTGATGGTACTATTCCCGTTAAATTCTTTATTGGTATTACCACTGAAGAAATTGCAGCTGGAGCTGATGGTAAAGTTACTGACTTTGGTAAAGTACGTAACCTAGATACTAGCGTGTTCAATGATGGCGATGTTCTTTACCCTAGCTCAACGGTAGCTGGTGGTTTAACTAACGTTGCCCCTGCAGCCCCTGCGTTGGCTATTCCTTGTGCCTTTGTAGTGTACTCTGGAAACAATGGTAATATCTTTGTACGCGTACACCCACAAGATGAAAACGCTTATGCAACGTATGCACAAGGCACACTAGCAGATTCAGCAGTACAGCCTGGCGACAATGTAAGCGATCTTACAAACGATGCTGGGTACGCTACTACTACTTATGTAGACACTGCTGATACAACTGTCTATAACGCAGCAATAGATGACGCAACAGCACTAGCAATTGCATTAGGATAATATAATGGCAAATACATTTAAACTAAAGACCTACGATGGGTCAGCTACAGCGGCTAACACCGAAATGACGGTGTATACTGCACCTGCTAGTACTACAACTGTTGTGGTAGGTCTAACCTTATCAAATACTACAGGCAGTACTGTGTACTGTACCGTCCTTTTAGATAATAATGATGGGGACAATGTTAACTTCCTAAAGGATATTCCTATACCTACTGGCTCTGCTGTAGAAGTAATGGCAGGTAACAAAATTATTCTTAACGAATCAGATATCCTAAAAGTTAAATCTAACACACCAAATTCTATCGATACTACTTTGAGCATTATGGAGATTAGCTGATGGCTTACCTAGGTAATGACTTAAGTACTATTATTAAACAAGGTAAAGTTTCTTACAAATTTGTAGCTACTGCCGGTCAGACTGTTATTACAGGTTCTGATGCTAACGGTGTACCATTGGCATGTAGTGCTAATACGTTTGTAAACGTGTTTTTAAATGGTGTTCGTCTTATTAAGGGTGATGATTTTACCTTAGGTACAGATACTGTAACGTTATTATCTGCGTTGTCTGCAGATGATGAAGTTATTATTGTTACAGACATTGAAAGTGCTACCTTTGATTCCTATACTAAAGCAGAAACTGATGCTAAGTATATGGACATTAACACTGAAACTTTACCTAGCCAAACAGGTAACAGTGGTAAATATTTAACTACAGATGGTAGCAATTCTAGCTGGGGTACGGTAGACTTACTACCTGACCAGTCAGCTAACTCAGGCAAGTACCTAACAACAGATGGAACTACCCCTAGTTGGGGTACTATCTCTACAGTATTTCCTTTTTACAAAGCTGATGGATCTTCTGACACAATTACAATAACAAACGGTTCTATGCCTTTTTATAAAGCTGATGGATCACAAGATAATATAGGTGTAAGCTAATGGCTAAACTAGTAAAGTCTATTTATACAAACTCAGATGTAACCGCCCTAGGTGAGATGACTCTTACTGATGCTATTGAGCACCCTGTTGCTGGAACAGTAACAACAGACAATGACGGTAGTTTCGACATGAATGCTACTAATAACTTTGCTTGTACTCCTACAGGTTCTATCACACTAACCTTCACCAACATCACAGCAGGTCAGAGCGGTAACATCTGGCTAGACAATAGCGCAGGTGTGGCTATCTCTGCGGCAAGTACAACGTACATCTCTGCGGCTGATCTAACCACTGTATCTACAGCAGGTGTATACCGTCTGTCTTACTTCAGCAACGGTACTAACGTAGCAGTAAGCGTATCTCAGGCACTCACTTCAGCAGGAGCGTAATACTATGGCTTTAATACAAGGTGACGTTATTGGCGGTAGTGCTGGCTTCTATCCTAAAGAGATAGAGCAGTCTCTTAGATTTAACGATGACGATAGTGCATACCTGTCATGGACTCCTGCGTCTGCTGGTAACAGAAAGACTATGACTTTCAGTACATGGTTTAAACGTGGTGCTACAAATTCAGGTTATACTACAATCTTTACCGCTGGTAATAATTCCCCAAGCGCACGAACTGAATATGGTTTGTACGGAGATAAGCTACATTTAGGCTTAAACCCAACAGGGGCAACTTGGAATTACGTTACAACTAATGCTGTAATTAGAGATCATTCTGCTTGGTATCATTTAGTTGTTGCTATTGATATGACGCAAGCAACTAGCACTAATCGTGTTAAATGTTGGGTTAATGGCGAACTTCAGACATTTAGTGCATATAGCGTACCTTCGCAGAATACAGACTTACCTTTTAACAATACTGTTCCACATTATGTTGGAAGTTATTTAGCAGGCGCCCAGCCTTACGACGGCTACCTAGCCGAAACACACTTCATAGACGGCACAGCCTACGATGCTACAGCCTTCGGTGAGTTCAAGAATGGCGTATGGGTGGCTAAAGAGTTTGCTGGTACATACGGTACTAACGGCTTTTACCTACCATTCCGCAATGACTACACAGTGGAAGGGTTTAGTGCTGTTACTTATAAAGGTAACGGCTCTACACAGTACATTGGTGGTGTCGGTTTTGAGCCTGACCTAATATGGATTAAAGAACGCAATGGTGGATCGGACCATGTTCTATTTGATAGTGTTCGTGGAGTAACCAAACGTCTACGATCTAACAAAACAAACGCTGAAGATACTGTTAGTAACTCAATAACATCATTTGAGCCTGATGGCTTTGTTACTGGAGCTGACGCCTCACAAAATGAATCTTCTGCATTTAACTACGTTGCATGGTGCTGGGATGCTGGCACAGGTTCACCAGTAAGCAATACAGATGGCTCTATTACTTCCACTGTTAAGGCTAACCCTGATCGTGGGTTTAGTATTGTTAGTTATACGGGTACGGGTTCTGCTGGAACTCTTGGTCATGGATTGTCGTCTGCTCCTGAAATGATTATTGTTAAAAGCAGAACTAGCGGTACTGCTAACTGGATTACATATTCAGAATCTTTAGGCAACAACAAGATTATGTTGTTAAACCTTACTGATGCCGTAGCCACCAGCTCAACCTGCTGGAACAATACATCACCAACATCAAGTCTATTTACTGTTGGGACACACGTTCAAACAAATAACTCAGGTGATAACTTTATAGCCTACTGCTTCCACAGCGTATCAGGCTATTCAAAGATGGGGTCATGGACGGGGACAGGCTCTAGCCTATCTGTAACTACTGGATTTAAGCCTGCTTTCGTCCTGTTGAAGAACACATCTGATGGCACTACCTCTTGGATTATTTTCGATGGCACAAGAAATACCTCAGACCCAAGAGACTTGCGGTTAGACCCTAATTCGTCTGATGCCGAAAGCACTTTTTCCAATGCTATGGACTTTGATGCAGACGGGTTCACAATAAACTCTTCTGGCCTATCTCAGTCAGGAGATACATACATCTACATGGCCTTCGCTGACACCCGTGAAGCTGCTTTCTGGCTAGATGACAGTGGCAACAATAACGACTGGGAGAACAACGGCCTAACAGAAAGTGACATTAGTCTGGATAGTCCAACGAATAACTTTGCTACTTGGAATCCGCTATACGACTTTACAGGCTCTACATTCCAAGAAGGTAACTTAAAGACTGGTACAACAAGTGCTGGGCTATATGGTTATACAACATCTACAATCGCTCCTTCATCTGGTAAGTGGTACTGCGAGCTATATTGCACATCTAGCACCACATCAGACAAGGTTGGATTAGGTAAGACAACTGTTGTTTTAAACGGTACTTCATCTACGGGCATCATCAACTACCATCGTGATGGCGGTTATATTCAAGTTGACGGGTCTACACAGGCTACAGGTTCAACCTTTGGTGCAGGTGACATTGTAGGTATTGCAGCAGATTTAGACAGTGGCTCTGCAACCTTCTACAAGAACGGTGTTTCACAAGGATCAGCATCGTTCACGGCAGTTGGTGACTACTTTATTGGCATCATGCAGGACGGACGCAATAGCCTATCTTCTAACTGGTCTGCCAACTTTGGGCAGGATAGCTCATTTGCGGGTGTTAAAACACCACAAGGCTACACAGACGCTAACGGCATTGGTGACTTCTACTACGCTCCACCAGCGGGCTACCTAGCACTATGTACGGCTAACCTGCCTGAACCTGCTATTGGGCCGAATAGTGCTACGAATAGTGATGAGCATTTTGGAACTGCTTTATGGGCAGGTGATAATGATGAAGTAGTCACGCATGGACAGGCTTTTACACCAGACTTTGTTTGGGTTAAGGCTAGAAATAGTGCAACTTGGTGGCACGTTCTATCTGACCGTGTGCGTGGCTTTAATAACTTATTGTCTACAAACTCAACAGCCGCAGAGAACCCAGCAAGCCCAGCAGGTTGGATATCTTCTATTGATGATACTCAATATAACCTTGTAGGTGGCTCTAACGGTGCTCCTAGTGATGATGGCAACTTTGATAGAACTGGCGTTACTTATGTGGGTTGGAACTGGAAAGCTAACGGCTCTGGCGTATCCAACACAGATGGCTCAATCACTTCTACGGTGAGTGCTAACGTGGATGCTGGGTTTAGTATTGTTAGTTATACGGGTACTGGGTCGGCGGCTACTGTTGGGCATGGTCTTAACCAAACACCTGACATGATGATTGTTAAGAATAGGAATGACGGAACGCGTTCTTGGATTGTCTATCACAAAGATAATACTTCCGCACCTGAGACTGACTTCTTGCGTCTTGACGCTACAAACGCAACTGCTGATTACCCAGTGTGGAACGATACAGCCCCAACAAGCTCAGTATTTAGTGTTGGTGACGCATCAACAAACGGTTCTGGTAATGGAATCATAACCTACTGCTTCCACAGCGTTGAAGGCTTCAGCAAGTTTGGGTCATACACTGGCAATAAAGCAGTTGACGGACCATTTGTATATTTAGGCTTTAAGCCAGCGTTTATAATGATAAAAAGTGTTCAATATGTAGATAATTGGTTTGTATTCGACTCTGCAAGGGATGACGATAATATCGTTACTGCAACCTTGTACCCTAACTCAAGTTCAGCAGAAACATATCAATCAGGTAGTTCATTTAACCCAGTAGACTTCTTATCTAATGGATTTAAGATTCGTGGTGATAATGGTGCTATAAATGATACAGGGGCGCAATTCATCTACATGGCATTTGCTGAAAACCCATTCAAATACTCTAATGCACGTTAAGGAGAATTAACATGGCATATAAATACTCAGGTAAAGTTCTCCGTGTTGGGAAAGCATGGACTGATAACGATGGTGTCCTGCACCCTGCTCAATGGGCCACTGCATGGACTGATGAAGAGAAACAAGCTAAAGGGATTGTCTGGGAAGATGATCCTGCTCCGTTTGATTCACGCTTCTACTGGAGCTTTGGTGTTGAGAAAGCACTAGAAGATGTAACAGAGGTTGATGAAGATGGTAATCCTGTACTAGATGAAGATGGTGTGCAGGTGATCACGAAGGGCCTGAAGAGTAACGCTATCGCTCTAGTCAAGACTCAGGCAGGTGGTCTATTAGCTCCTACTGACTGGATGGTGATTAAAGCATCTGAAGTTGCAGATTACTCTGTACCTGCGGATGTACTGGCTTACCGTGCTGCTGTACGTGCTGCCTCTAATAGTATAGAGACTTCTATCGCTAGTTGTGGTACACTAGATGCGTTTAAAGCATTGTACGATGTTCCAGTTGATGAAGAAGGTAATTCAGTAGGAAATGCCCTTATTAATGATTGGCCATCAGTAACCATTTAAGGTAGATAACACATGGCAAATTACATTGGTAATCAAATACCAGCTGGAGAGTTCAAGAAGCTAGACGATGTGTCTAGCCTTTTTGACGGTAGCACTACTACCTTTGACTTATCCTTTAATAGCACTGAAATCGTAGTAGGTACTGTAGAGCAGCTTGTAGTATCGCTTAACGGCGTTATGCAGGAACCTGTTGTATCTTACACCCTAGCTAGTGGTGGCTCTCAAATCGTATTCTCAGAAGCCCCAGAAGCAGGTAGTGATTGTTTCATTACTTTGTTTGGTGGTATCGGTGGTACCGCTACTCCTTCCGAAGATTCAGTATCAACTAGTAAGATTCAAGATGGTGCTGTTACAGCATCTAAACTAGCCGCAGGAGCAGCTGTTCCTGATCAGTCAGGACAATCGGGTAAGTATCTTACTACGGACGGTACAAACGCTTCCTGGGCTGTTCTAGACGTACAGGGTGATATTGATACAGCAGTAGCTGCACTTGTTGACTCAGCACCTACTACCCTGGATACTCTTAACGAACTAGCGGCTGCACTAGGCGATGACCCTAGTTTTGCTACAACTGTAACTAACAGCTTAGCTGGTAAAGCAGATTTAACAGGGGCTACCTTTACAGGTGATGTTACTGCTACATCGTTTACTGGTGATGGTTCTGGTCTTACTGGTGTAGGTTCTGATTATGCATTTTCTAAAGATACAGTAGCAGTTGGAGAAACACTTACAGTACCAGCAGGCAAGCAACTAGTTGTAGATCACCTAGATGTACAAGGTACTCTTGATGTACAGGGTACATTAGCAACTACTACTGGTGGTTCATTAACTCAGACTACTATGAAGACTGAGGTTATTGAGAACCCAACTCAGGGTAATGGGTTAACTATTAATGAATATACCCAAATTCCAAATGGAGCTAACTTTGGAAGCACAATTGATGTAAATGGAGATGTTTACGCTACTGGTGCTGTTGCTACTACAGGAGTTACCTTTGATTCTGGCTCAAACTACTTAGATGACTACGAAGAAGGTACTTGGACACCACATGGGTCACATACCTTTACTCATGCTACTTACACAAAAATTGGTAATCTTGTACATTGTCAATTTACTTGTACAGACCCATCAGGTATGGCTTCAATAAATTTACCTTTTACCCCAAAAGCCGGTAATCCCTATTCAGAACAAGTTAGGTATGTTGGGCTAGTACAGACCTTTTTAAGTGGTGGTAATGATGCTACAATATATAAATATATTTGGCAGGGTAATATTGGAGCTACCATGTTTTTACATGGTATTGGTGCCTCAGGTAACCAACTTTGGACAACATCGTTTGGTACGTATGTTTCTCAGGTTACCATGTCATTAACATACCCGACTGACTCTTAATTAGGAATTGAAAAAATGGCATTAACAGAAAAAACAGAAATTGGTAAGATTGAAGTTGTAGGTAAGTTCAATTTTGTACAGGTGCGAGAAGATAATGTTATTTACCGTGATGGTGAAGAAATCTCTCGTTCTTACCACAGGTATGTAGTATCTCCCGGACAAGACTACACTCAATTTGATTCTAAGGTTCAAGCCGTATGTGAAGCAGTGCATACTGCGGAAGTAGTCCAAGCTTACCAGGCTTCTTTAGAAACAACTATGGCGGAACTAGCTAATGGGTAAGATTAATATACTTAATGATGCTGGTACTGCTAAGGCTTCCTTAGAGTTTACCGGTAGTGCAGATGAGACGTTAAATACGTCTAACATTGTACAGACAGATTCTAACGGTTATGTTCCCGTAGCTCAAGTTCCTTATGTTGGTCGTAGGAATCTGATTATTAATGGTGGGTTTGATGTATGGCAGAGGGGTACTAGTTTTACTTCCGCAGGAACAGCCATCAAAACAGCGGATAGGTGGAAACTATCTACTGCAGGAAGTTCCATTTCTGTAGATGCTACAAGAACTACAGATGCTCCTGAAGGCTTTCAGTATTCACAACGATACGAGATAGGGGTGGCGGAAGATATACAAAGTGGAACAACTAAGTACATCATAGCAGGAATGAGCGCTTTAGAATTATCGGATGCGTGTAAGCTAGGGTTTAATACCTCTAATACTAAAGAGTTTACTGTGTCTTTTTGGGTCAAATCCAATGTTGTAGGAACATATACATTTGAGTTCCAATATGTCACTTCTGGTGGCTCTGCAGAAATAAGCAGAGAATACACCGTGTATACTGCGGACACATGGGAATACAAAACTATCAATGTACCTTCATCAACAGTAGGCCCTTCATCTAATACAGACCCTACATCTATGGGATTAGATTTTTACCTATGGTTAGACTCTGGAACTACATACAGAGCTACTAGTGAAGATGCTTTTCACGATGAGTGGGGTATTGTTTCTACGGCAAGTCGGGTTAGTAGTAAGCAAGCTAAGTTTGCTAATACTGTAGGTAACTACATTCAAATCACTGGTATGCAACTAGAACTAGGCTCTGTAGCAACTCCATTTGAACACCGTAGCTATGGTGAAGAGTTGGCGTTGTGTCAGAGGTACTATCAGCGCATTACTGCTAGTGGGTATGCTTATCGTATTGCCGCTGGTAGCTGGTCAGGGCCTTCAGATTTTGCCGCCATGCTACAACTACCTGTACCAATGCGTAGTGGAATTACATTCAGCACTGGGCCAGATAGTGCGGATACAAACTGGTCAGTAACGGCTAACGGAGTAATTAAGACAGGAATATCCAATATGACTGGTGCTGACTACTCTGAAGAACACGCAGTTGTTAGGTTGGAGGTTAACTTCTCAAGCTCTGTTGCTGGCGGAGGCTATGAAGGTCAATTACGGGCTAGGCAAAATCCTACAAATAATCCATATATTGCACTGGATGCGGAGCTTTAATATGCAAGAAATGAATATTACATCTGCGAGCTATGTAGAATATGAAACGGGTGTTCCTGCACTTATCCAAGCAACCATTGACGGCATCCAGATGTCAGTACCACTTGACCCTGCTAACCGTCACTATGCTGCTATTCTTAAACAGGTTGAAGCTGGTACATTAACTATACAGGAAGCAGAATAATGATTATCCAAGGCAATACCCTAGTTGTAAATGGTGTTGATTTAGTACAACGTGCTAATGATATGGAGAAGGGTTTCTTTACTAACCCTACCACCATAGACGCTAGTTATACAATTCCTTCTGGGGACAATGCTATGACTGCCGGTCCAGTAACAATTTTAGATGGTGTAACAGTAGAAATTCCTGACGGTTCTACCTGGACTGTGGTATAATTAGGCTGTATAATAGAGGACATTATGGCACAGATAGCATTAAATAAACCTAGTGGCGGTCAGCTACTTATACAGCCTGAAGATGGCACAAGCACAGAGACGGTAACTATTCCGTCTGTAGGTGTTGGTAAGGTGTTGAACGTAAAAACTATTACCTACAATGTTTCTGATACGGAGACAACATCTACATCTTTAGTAGAATTAGCAAGTCATTCATATACGCCAGTAGCTACGAACTCTACTATTCATGTCACGTATCATGCGTGTCTTCGTGGGTACAATAATGTAGGGCACGATTCTCGTTTACGTTACCGCTTAGATATAAATGGTGTCGCTGGAAATGAAGAAAGTGACATGGGTATCTACGACTACGGTGGTAGCGGTACGTGGAATAAACTCTTTTACACTATCTGTGGTACGCACACAAATACTACTGGTAATGCTGTACCTATTCAGCTCTACGGATGTACTGCTGGTGCTATACAGCTAGTGCTTAATGCTAGTTGGGGCGGCAATCCTACTGCATCTTACATTACTATCATGGAGGTAGCGGCATAATGGCTAGTATACTCAAAGTAGATACCCTCCAGAAACCTGATGGTTCTACGCCTACTGCGGCTGACTTGGGGATTGATGTAGCTGGTAGTGTTAAGTTG